GCCCGTGCCGAAGCTCATCGACATGAACTCACCCATGGAGGCGCCACCGGCGGCGCGCACGAGGGCCATGACGGCGCGGCGGGTGCGGCTCGGCATGATGTACGTCTTGATGCCGTTGGTGTCCGTGACGAGGTCGGCGAGCTGGTCCATCGTCGCGAGGGTGATGGCGTCGCCGTTGGTGCTGGCGGTGATCGTCTGCGCGGAGGCGAGCAGGCGCTCCATGCCGTCGATCTCGTTCGTGTTGGCGACGAAGGAGAGCGTCACGATGCCGTTGGCGCTGAGGGTGGCGAGGGTGATGTTCGCCCACTTGTTGGGGTTCTGCGAGTACGCCCGCACGCCCGCGGCGTAGGTCACGGCCGCGCCGAAGTCGCTGTCCCCGGGCGCCTTGTAGGCGACGGTGGTGCCGCTGTGCGTGTACTTGATCTGCGCGTTGCCCAGCCGCGGGTCGTGGCCGGGGCCGGGGACGATGGTGCCCGACGAGGCGCCCGACGCGCCGTAGTCGTTGATGGTGACGGTCCACGCGGGGGCGCCCGTGACGACGTCGTCGCCGAAGGTGCGCGCCATCGCCTTGGACGCGCGGCCGATGGCCTCGGCCTTGGCGGCGAGCATCCCGCCCGCGGCGCCCGCGTCGAGGTTGTCGATGTCCTGGTCGCACACCAGGCGGCGCAGGTACGCCGTGGTGCGGTCGTAGGCGAGGGCGTTGGTGCTGGTGATGTTGTCGCCCGAGGCGATCTTGCTCACGACCGGGAGCGCCTTCTCACGCTTCCAGGTGAGGTGGTCGCTCATGCCCACCGAGCGGAAGGGCATCTGCGCCACGAGCTCGTCGACGGTGATGATGGACTCGGCGACGCCAGCGAGAACGGGGTCCGAGCTGCCCTTGAGGAGCTCGACGAGGGAGAGGACGGTTGCCATGATGAGACTCCGTGCGCCGCTATGCGTGCGCCGTGGGGCCGGGGCGGTCAGCGCTTGAGCGCGCTGAGTCCCGCGGCGATCTTGTCGTTGGGGGAGAGGCCCGCGAACGTCGCGCGACCCCCTGCGGCGCCAGCACCGTGCTGCGCGCCACTGCCGCCCTCGACGCGGTAGAACCGCGCCAGGGAACCGGCTGCTTCGAAGGCCTTGAACCCCTCACCCACGGGCACCGTGTCGCCCGGCGCGTGCTGCCACATGACGGACTCGGCGCCGTCGGCATCGGCCTGCACCACGAGGTGCGAGCGGATGTCCCGGGCTGCGTCGCGCGACAGGTCAGCGTGCGAGAAGCGCGTGGCGAGCGACGACACCATGCGGGTCGCGGCCTCGCTCGTGAGCGCGTCGTGTCGGAGCGAACGCTCGCGCGTCGCCGTCGACTTCCACGTCTCGCGCTCGGCCTCGAGCTTCTCGCGCTCGCGCTTGCGTTCGTTCTCGGCGCGCTGCGTGGCGGAGAGCTTCGACTCCTCGGCCTCGTGGGCCTTGGCTTCGAGCTCCGTCAGCCGCGCGGCGAGCTCATCGCGCTCGCGCTGGTAGTTGGCGGCGGCGGCGCGCTCCTTGGCGACCTCGCGCGCGGTGATGCGCGTGAGATCCTCCTTCGAGTACGTCGACGGCGCCGGTACGGTGCCAGTGGGGGAGGGGTCCGCGGATACTCCCGAGGCCGTCGGGTCGGTGGGGTCGAGCGCCATGGTGTTCTCCGTGCCTCCCGCGCATGGTCGCGGGGGCTGTGGTGCGCGCGGTCCCTAGCGGGTGCGTCGGGGGCGCGCGGGTGCGTCGCGGCGAGATGCCGCGCGCGTCAGGGGGTGGGCGCCGTGGTCAGCGCGTCGGGCGCGGCGAACGGCAGCGCGTCGACGGCGCCGGCCACGTCGGTCGCGGCCTCGGCGGCGGCGTCGCTCGCGGCGAGAGCGGCCGTGTCGCGGGCGTACATCGCAGCGACCTCCGCGGCGATCTCCGCTTCGACGGCGGGTGACGCCTCGGGGAGGATGCCGCGGGCGACGGCCAGGCGCGCCTCGCGCACGAGCGCCGGGGGGAGCTGCGACCGCATCGTGTCGGCGAGCACGGCGAACTGCGCGCCGAGGTCGGACTGGATGCCCGCCGCGTCGAAGCGCACCGGGTAGGTGATGGTCGTCGCAGCGGTGGCAGCGGCCACCTTCGACGCGTCGCCGAGCGAGTCCCACGCGGCGACCAGCGAGACGATCGCGTACTCGAAGCGGGTGAGCTGCCGCGCGAAGGTCTGCAAGCCCGCGTCGGTCTGCGAGAAGTCGTAGGCCTTGGCGATGCCCGAGGCCGCGTCACCGCCCGCGGGGGCTGCGCCGGGCTTCTCGATCTTCGCCGCGGTGTAGATCGCGCTCGTGAGCCGCTCGCCGTTCAGCGCGTACTGGAGTGCCACGCTGGCGTCGGGCGACACGAACTGCGGCGGCGCCTCGTTGGTGCCGTAGCGCATCCCGCCGTTGGTGCCGATGCGCAGGTTCGACAGCGCGTCGGGGTCGTCGGACTGCACCGCGAGGAGCGCGAAGTTCGCGCCCGCGAGGTGGTCGGTGAGCTCGCTGTCGTTGTTGAAGAGCGCGAGCACCAGCGGCAGCACGCCCTGCACCTGCGACAGCCCGTAGAGCGAGCGCGGCGAGAGTTGCTCCTGCCAGCGGAGGATCTCCACCGGGACGCGGCCGAGGCTGTGCTCTGCGCCGTCGCGGTCGACCTCGCGCCACTGCTCCGCGGACACCGACTCCAGCCGCACGCGCGCCCACTCGGTGCGCGTCCACAGCGTCGCCTCGATGACGCGGACCTCGCCGCCGCTCGCCGGGTCGCGCTCGCTCCACTCGGAGACGATGCGGCACCAATCGAGCGAGCCGTCGTGGCCCACCTGCCAGTCCCGCAGCTCGCCCGGGTCGAGCGCCGTCGCGGTCGTGCGGGTGCCGTCGCGGTCGCGGTCCACCAGCACCGCACACCAGCCGAAGAGCTGCGCGCGGTGGGAGACACCGCCAAGCCATTCGTCGATGTCGTGCCCGCGTCCGTCGACGTCGCGCCACCATGCGGTGATGCTCTCGACCGACGACACCCGCTCGGGGCGACGGCGCACGAGGTGGCCGTGGTAGACGTCGATGACCGGGGCGATGTGGTTGGAGTACGCGCTGCGGTTTGCTCGCGCCGTGAAGGCGTCGTTGGACTCGCGGCGGAACGGCGTCAGGTACGTCGAGCGCCCGGGCGTGTACCCGCCGCCCTCGCCGGTGCTCGCGCCGCCCTCGCGGGTGGTCACCGCGTCGACCGAGCGCATGAAGCCGCCCGTGCCCTGGTAGCCGTCGCGGAGGATCGCCCACCACGCGCGACCGAGCTGGCCGTCGCGCTCGGGGTGCTCGCGAAGCACGAGCTGGTGCAGCTCCATGGGGACCGCGGGCAGCGAGGCCGCGAGCGGCGGCAGGGTGTAGGCGTCGGTGGTCATGCGGTGGGTGTCAGAAGCCGCGGATGTGGCCGGCGGAGGGGGCGGCGCTCGAGGCGACCGCGTTCCAGGCGTAGGAGAGCGCGTCCACGTCGTCGTCGTGGGCGTCGGAGATGCCGGTGAAGCGGAGCACCGTCTCGAGGAAGGGCCCGAGCCACGGGTGCGCGATGCCGCTCGCTGGCACCCTCACGCGGCCCTCGTTCCATGCGGTCGCGACGGGCTGCGCGCGGTCGTACTTCGACCCGCGGGCGGGGATCTCGGTCAGCAGCAGCCGGGGGTTGATCTGCCGCAGCGTGCGGGCGATGGCCTTGCCGTCGCGGGAGGCTTCGATGTGGAGCGCGGCGCTGCCGTGGCGTTGCTGCCACCGCCCGAGCTCCGCCGCGACGGCGCCGTTGTCGGCGCGCATCCGCAGCACGTCCACCACGTCGGCGGTGAGGGAGGCGCCCGACCCGCGCACCGCGAGGGCCACCGCCACGGTCCAGTCCGACCGCGTGCTCTCGGTGCCTGCGGGGTCGACCGCGAGTACCTTGCGGCTACCTGCGATCAGCGCATCCGCGTAGCGGGCAGGTGCGCGGAACACCTCGCCGCCTCGCGCCCGGGGCTGGCCCTGGAAGAGCGAGGCCCAGTCGTACTCATTGGCCGAGCGCTTGACCGCGAGCTCGCTCACCGGCCAGCGCTCGGGCCACAGCGCGTGCTCCTCGCCGTCGGCGTCGGTGGTGATGGCGGGGAGGTTGATGACCTCCCACGCGACGCCGTCCATCTCACCGCGCGACAGGCGCCCGATCAGGTCGTCATCGTGCCACCGGGTGTGGCAGACGATGCAGGAGCCACCGGGCTCGATGCGCGTCCACAGGGTGCTGGTGAACCAGTCCCATGCGCGCTGTCGGAGCAGGGCGCTCTCGGCGTCCTGGCGATTCTTGAAGGGGTCGTCGACGATCGCGACCCGGCAGCCCTGCGAGGTGAGCGGCCCACCGATGCCCGTTGCGAGGACACCGCCGCCGTCGGGGGTGCGCCACTCGGACAGCGACCCGCGATCCTCGCGCAGCACCACCCCGGCGTTGCGGGCGTAGGTGCGGGCGAGGTCGCTCTTCGACTCGGCCACCTGCGCCGCGTAGGAGACGTAGGCGAGGGTGTCGGCCGGCGCCCGGCGCAGCCACCACGCGATGGCGTGGAGCAGCGTCTCGGTCTTGCCGTGGCGAGGCGGGACGCTGACGCAGGCGAACACCCGCTCCCCGCGGGCGGCGCGCTCGATCAGCGCGAGCAACGGGGCGAGGTGGTCGGGACGCTGCCACCGGGGGGTGACGCGCGGGATGAAGTCGCCCAGCGACTCGGCGCGCAGCTCCAGCCGCCGCAGGTACTCCAACCGCAGGGCGCGGAGTTCAGCCGCCCGCGCGCTCGAGCTCAGCGATGCGGGCGAGGAGTGCATCATCAGGGAGGGCGCCCACCTGCTCACCCTTGCTGGTGAGGTCGACGCGGCGCGGGGCCATCGCCCCGGTGATCTCGGCGTAGAGCTTCGTCGCGGCGACCATCCCCTTCGGGTCGGGGCCGCGCTCCGGGTGACCGATCTCCGCGATGCGGTAGGCGTTCAACGCCATGCCGCGGACGATCTCCGCGTCGGCCTTCGGGTCGACCTCCGCGGCATGGGCGCGGGCGGCGAGTCGAGCGCGGACGATCGCGACGTAGGTCCAGATCTGCCGCTTCGACCGGCCCCACTCACGAGCGAGGGGGCCCACGAAGTCGGCGGCGGCCTCGGCGCGCAGTAGGCGGGACTCCACCTCGTCGAGGCGGGCGGCGGGAATGCGGCGGACGATGGGCGGAGACGGGTCAGTCATGGGTGCGCGCGATGAAGGTCGGTGAAGCCAGCGCTCATCGCTCCGTGGTGGGGATGCGTCCCGCGCTCACAGCGTCACCTCGGGCAGCGCGACCGCGAGCACCTGGCGCTGCGCCCCGCAGCCGAGCGTGCGCGTGGTGGTGGTCGGCGGGGCGTCGGGCGTGCGGCTGCGGCGCAGCAGGCGGTAGGCCGACGCGCGGGAGATCCCGAGGGCCGTCATCAGCTCGCGTGCGCCGTGTGCCTGCATCGTGGTGGGGCGCCGTCGTGCGATGCCCCGAAGGGCGCACCTGTGGCGCTGTCGAGAGGCTGCCATGAGACGATGCCCCCAAGCAAGCCCCCTGCGAACGAATGCCGCGGGGCGCATGGCGACGGCGCCGGGGGACCGCAGCGGGCGGCGGGCGTCGGGCGGTGGGCGGAGCCGCCAGCGAGCGGCGTAGCTCTGGCGAGCGCGCGAGAGATCAGACGCGCACAGGTGCGGGCGAGGGTCAAGCACCGAATGCGGCGCGCGAATCCACCGGGCTGTGGTGCTGTGGGGCGGTGTGGGGAGACGTGCGCAGGTTGACGCACGCCGTCAGGTCGCGGGTGCTGTCTCTCGCACGGTGGCGCTGCAGCGCCCGCACACGAGCCCACCGCCCGCGGTGTCGCAGTGGTCGTCTGCGTACCCGCACGCGGGGCATTGGAGCGGGAGGCCGAACGCGGCGTCAACGCGCTCCATCAGCAGGCGCCAGCCCTCGACGTCGGCGGTCGCGCGGGTGACCGTGGCAAGGTCCGTGCGCTCCCATCCCGGCCGCGCCGCAAACGCCACCGCGCGCGGCACCGTAACCCGCTGGCCCGTCGCAATGTTCGTCACCTCCACCGAATCGCTCACGCGGCCACCATAGCATCGGCGTCGGTGCGCTCCCATGCCTCCAGCGCAGCGCCCATCGCAGCCGCGCCCCACGACCGCAGCGCGGCGTCGGCGGTACGCTCCCGGGCGCGGGCGCTGTCGGCGCGGGTCTTGGCG